TTACCGGTATTATGAGTGCGACTGATGACATCATAGCATATGCTACTTCTGACGAAAGACTGAAGGACAACATTGCACCTATTGATGATCCTCTTGCAAAGGTCATTTCGATCAGTGGTAATACATTCGATTGGAACGAGAATACTAATAATGAAGGAAGTGATACTGGTGTCATTGCACAAGAAATTGAGGCACTTGGACTGCCAGGATTGGTCACAACAAGAGATAATGGATACAAAGCAGTTCGTTATGAAAAACTTGTTCCTCTCCTTGTAGAGGCAATTAAGGAACTCTCTGGCAAGGTTGACGCACTTGAGCAAAAATTATCCGATAAATAACTCTAAAGCTTATAATAATGGCAAATATTAGAAAGTCATTTAATTTTAGGAATGGTGTACAAGTTGATAATGATAACTTCGTTGTAAATGCGAACGGACTTGTGGGAATTGGAACTTCAGTTCCCACTGAAGCAATTGATGCAGTAGGAAATGCAAAAATTAGTGGTCTAACTACCACTGGAACTCTGGGTGTTGCACAGACGGCAACATTCTTTGATGATGTAAAAGTAGGAAGTGTTGTTAATATAGATCCCACGAGTGGTGTTATCACGGCAACAAAGTTTGTTGGTGATGCATCCGGATTAACCAATATTGTTGCAATATCAACAGTTGGTTGGATTTCAGAAGGAGTTGGACTTCATACAATATCAAAGTCGGTTGGTATAGGAACCACCGATCCATTGTATGCCTTACAGATAGGACAAGATCCTGCATCTGGCACTGGTATTGGAATGACGGCAGGAAACATTCTTGTTAGTGGTATAGTTACTGCCTCAACTTTCAGTGGAAATGTAAACGCAGGTCCTACAGGAGTTGTTACTGCTCCAACGTTTGAGGGAGATCTTACTGGTGTTGCATCAACGGCAACTAAATTACAAAATGCTAGAAATTTCTCAATTACAGGTGATTTAGTAGCAAGTACAGTATCATTTGATGGTACTAGCAATGTTTCATTAGCATCCACACTTTCTTCTAGTTTCAGTGCCGATACGACTGGTATTATAACTGCAACTAAATTTGTTGGTGTTGTAACTGCAACAGAAGCAGGAATTACGACTGCGACCATCACTAATGCAAATCTCACTAATGCTGATGTTGGTATCGGAACCTTTGATGATTTAAGAATTGATAAGGCTGCTGGTGCAAGTCTTGTTGTTACGAGTACAACAAATTCATCTGTAAGTATTGGTGAATCTGTAGGTGCTGGTAATAGTAGTGCTCAGTTGCTCTATACACCCGGTACAGGACGTTTAGACATCAATAACTATGATGTAGGTGGTGTAAGCATTAACCTCCACGAGGGCACGGGTACAGGCACTACAGAGAGTTTTAATGTTAAGTATGATAATACCAAACAGTTTGAAGTTACCTATGATGGAAAAGTAGGTGTTAATCGTGGTGGTGTTTCACTTACAAGAAACTTTGAAGTTGGTGGTGATGCATTTATTTCGCAAAATGCAGTAGTTTCTGGTATTCTTACAGTAAATCAAGGTGGAGTAAATGAGGTTACCTTAGGTGATGGTAGTGCACTACCAATGCCAGATAGTCAAAACTTTAATACTGTTTCTGGTATTAGTACTTTCAACAATTTAAACGTAGCAAATAACCTTAGTGTTGGTGCGAGTATTACTGCTGGCACTGTCGCATATTTTGGTAGTGAAGTTGGTATTGGAACAACAAACAATAGTGTATTCTTAAGTGGACCAACAAATCTAAAAGCACACATAGAAGGGTCTACTTGGTCAAAAAATGGATTCTATACTGCCGGAAGACTTATTGTTACTACTAAGGCAGATGGATCCGAACATACGGATGATCGAGTTATTCCAAGTGGTAATGGTGCATTAGGTCCTAGTGATACTTTTGATTTTGGTGCCGTTGTTCCTTTTGTAGACTATGGAGACTTCCAAATGGAAGGTGGTGGAGCATCACTTATAGGTAATAATCTATTGATAGTTCCTAGTATTGGTGTTCCAACAGTAGGATTTGGAACAACGAATGGTGCACTTATCCCATCAAGTTTCCAGTCGGGTGGTAATAAGTATCTAACTAATGTTGGTATCAATACTTACTATGCGAGAAGTATATTTGATGTAGGAACAGCATCAACCACGATGAACTCCTACTTTATTCCACCATCTCTGACACAATCAGAGATCAATATTATGCAAAGTTTGTGGGAAACTCCCACCGGAACAGGACATGCCCAGTCAAAGAAAGTTACACCTAATGGCGTTGTTCCTGGTGCTTTAATTTATAACAAGACAACAGATCAAATTCAAGTTAGGGCATCAGCAAATACATTCAGAAATATAAACTCACAATACACTAGTACACAGACAATCACTAATGGTGATTCTACGGTAACCTTTAATGATGTTCCTGCCTGGGCTAACAAAATTACGATTTTATTCTTGAACATTCAAGCTGGTGCTGGTGTTGGTGTTGGAAGGCATTTTAAAGTACAACTTGGCACTTCTTCTAGTTTCATTACCTCTAATTATGACTCAGAATCAGTCGCCACCTCTTCAACTCCTGGAGCTGTAAACATAGGAGATGGTTTCGTTATACATGGAAATAGTAATGTAGCAACATTCTCTGGTCATCAGACTATTATCAAATTTGATGACACTGCCTATGTTGAGACTCATATCTTATCTCCTGGTTCAACATCTACTGGTATTGACGGAATTTCTCATGGTGGAGGAAATCTTGAGTCAATTAGTGGCACCATCACTCGTCTTAAAATTGAAATGAATGATGGCAGCACATTCGGTGGTGGTAAAGTAAGAGTCATATATGACGCTTGACAAGACTATAAATTCTCTGTAGAATACCTTTGTTAGGGTTGAAGATCAGAGTCTGAGCCACTTATGGAACCGTCCACTGGGTAGCATCAGGGGCGGTTTCGTGCTATAATATGTCTATCGATACGGAGAGCACTTGACCATCACCCTGCGTCCCCATCAACGTGAAGCATGTGACGCAATGCTTAAGCACAATCGTGGACAGATCATTGTGCCTACCGGTGGTGGTAAGACAATGTGCATGATCCAGGATGCCATTGATACTATCGACAAACTTGACATTTCTACCATTGTTGTAGTTGCTCCTCGTATTCTCTTGGCAGAACAACTCTGCTCTGAGTTTCTTGAGCACATCAACATTGATGATGTTGAGATTTTGCACGTTCACAGTGGTGAGACTAAGCACCTTAGCACCACTAAAGTTGCTGCAATCGAAGATTTCAATCACTTCTGCTGGAAGAACAATCGTTCTTCTTTGATCTTTACTACCTACAACTCTCTCCACAAAGTTTATGAGAGCAAAATTCAGGTAAATAACATCTATTTTGATGAGGCACACAACAGTGTCAAACGGAACTTCTTTCCTGCCACTGAAGATATGGCATTCCGTGCCAGCAGAAAGTATTTTTTTACTGCCACTCCTAAGCACAGTGTGACTATCTTCAAACCAGGAATGAATGATGCTGATGTTTATGGTCAGGTCATCTGTAATGTTCCTGCACCTAAGTTGGTAGAAGAAGGTTACATTCTTCCTCCTAAGGTTGTTGTGAAAGAACTTCCTCAGGGTGATTTCAAACTGACTGATTCACAAAATCTGCTTGAGACTATTGATGAAAACTCTCTCAGTAAGATCCTGATTGCCGCACGTTCTACCAAGCAAATCGTTCGTCTTATTGATGACTCTGATTTCTGCCAACAGATCTATCAACGTGGTTATTCTTGGATGGTGATTACATCAAAGACTGGTGCAATCATCGACGGTAAGAAAGTTAATCGTGAGGTATTCTTTGAAACTCTGAATGCTTGGGGGCAGGATCCTGACAAGAAATTTGTTGTGATCCACCACTCTATCCTTTCTGAAGGTATGAACGTCAAAGGACTGGAAGCAGTCTTGTTCATGCGTAACATGGATTATATCGGAATCTCCCAGTCAATCGGTCGTGTGATCCGTCTAGGTGGGTCTGAGAAGACCTTTGGATTGGTCTGTGTCCCTGTTTATGATAAGGTGGGCATCGGTACTGCCAAGTCCGTTCAGGCAGTGGTTGACACTGTGTTTGAACAAGGTGAACCTGCTATTTCTGTTA